CGAAACCACCGCCGTGGTGTCGATGGATGCGGCCAAGGCCGGAGCCGGGGCGGCGGCATCGCAGGCTTCCATTCCCTACGTTGGCCCGGCACTCGCGGTGGCCGCGATGGTAGCCATGGTCGCCGCTGTGATGGCGCTCTTGGGTGGCATCAAGAAGTTCGCGGGTGGTGGTCTGGTTTCGGGCCCTGGCAGCGCCACGTCGGATTCGATCCCGGCGCGTCTGTCCGCAGGCGAGTACGTGGTGCGGGCGGCCGCCGTGCGCCAAGTTGGCGTGGCCTTCCTCGATTCGCTCAACGGCTTGTCGGCAGGCCCACGCTTCAAGGGTGGCGAGCTGGCTTTCGCGGCGGGTGGGCTGGTACCGGAGGTGAAAGTGCCGCCCGCGCAGCCGCAGATGAATCAGGCCGTGCGCATCGTCAACGCGGTCGATCCGGGTGTAACTCACGACCACCTGCAGTCGCCTGCCGGAGAGAAAGTCATCGTCAACATCATCGGGCGCAATGCACGGGCCATCCGTGCGGCGCTGCAAGGGTAAATCCAATGGCACTTCTGTTCATCGACGGTTTCGATCACTACGACCCGCAGGCCGTGGACAGCTTTGGCGATCCGTGGTTGGCGCGGGGCAAGGCTGCGTATCTGTCGCCGCAGGCCACGCGCATCAATGGCCGTCGCCCGTCCTCCTATGCGCTGCGTTTACCGGAAGGCTCGGGTGGCGGCTACGTCAAGAACCTCGACACCACCAAGACCAGCCTGATCGTCGGGGCAGCCATTCGCGTGGTGCCGTACCAGAACACTTACACCGAGCCACTGCTACTGGGCGTGCGTGATGCCAACTCGCAGGTCGCGCACCTCGTGAAAATCGGCGAGGACGGTCGGCTCAAGCTCTACCGCTGGCAATACGGCTATGACCAGTTGATCTCTGTCTCAGTCGCCAGCGCTCCGGCGCGCGGCTGGCACTACATCGAGTTGCAGGTCACGCAAGGCACCAGCAACGGCATTCTGTCAGTGCGCATCAACTGCATCCTGGCCATCCAGATGACGGCGCAGAACACCATCCAGGGCGGTGGCCAACTGCTCACGGCATTCGTGGGTGCAGTGCCTGGCCAAAACTGCCCGCTCACCATCGACGTCGACGACTTCTACATCGCCGACACCAGCGGCACGATCAACAACACCTTTCTCGGCGATGTGCGCGTCGATGCCTTGCAGGCACAGGCCGATGGCAGCCTGAACCAGTGGACGGCCAGCCCGGTCGGTACTGCCGCGTGGGAAGCCGTGAGCGATGAGGACGAGGCCACGGCGATCAGTGCGCCGAACGTGGGGTTGCGCCAGTCCTTCGATGTCGAGCCGTTGCCGGTGATGGCCACGCCCGCCATCTACGGCGTCCAGCTCACGATGCTGGCCCGCAAGACCGACGCCGGTCTTGGCAAGGTCAAAGGCCTCGTGGTCAGTGGTGCGCAAAGCGCCGTCAGCACCGACATCATCCTGCAGGAGCAGCTGGCGTGGCAGAGCACACTGTTCGAGCGCAACCCGAACGGCAACGTGCAATGGACGGAAGCCGCCTTCAATGCCGCTGAATTCGGCGTGGAGTCGGCATGACGGATCGCGTCGTCGTTCAAGACATTGCGGAGGTTTCCAGCAGGCCGACTCCGGGAAGCGAACTACCAGCGTTCCAGAGTGAAGTGCTTTCGCGCGCCACCTTTGGGGCGAGTGCGGCCCAATTCATGCCGGAAACGGCCGCAGCTCCGCTGCCGCCAAATCTGGCCGCCAGCCTGCTGGCCGAGTCCTTGGCAGAGCCGTGGCCACCCATCGACGCGCCGAACTTCCTGGTCGAAGTGCTGCGCAGGGACACGGCATCCAGCGCCATCGTCGCAACCGGCATGGATGCTTTTGGCGACCAGCCTTGGCCGGATGCGCAACGCGGCGTGTTTGCCTTCCGTCATGATTGGATGGAGCCCCTCGTGGAACGGCTGGAGTGGCAGACCAGCGTCACGCGGCTGGCCAGTGGCAACGAATCCCGCCAGGCACGGCGACGCGTTCCTCGGCGCTGGCTCACCTACAAGGTGGGTAACGCCCGGCAGACCGATGCCCTGGTGGCCGACTGGCTGGCCGATCATCTCGGTCAAATGGCGCTGTGGCCGCTGCCGCAGTACGCGGTGCACCTGACCGAGTCCTGCGAACGTGGCGCACTGGCACTCAATGTGACCGAAGCTGACGGGCGACAGTTCGGGCCACTCTCGGCCAATGTGCATCTGACTTATGACGGTGTGCAGGGCTGGCAGGAAACTGAGAACAATGGCCGCTGGATTTTGATCATCGCCGCCGATGGCTGGCAGATCGCCCAACTCAGCGATGTGGAAAGCGATCTGCTGTGGCTGACGGAGCCCTTGGCACGCGCCGCAGCCGTGGGCAGCACCATCATGCCCTTGGTGTGGGGTAAGGCCATCGATCCGGCGGATCTCTCGCAGTGGGTACCCGGCATGGTCGGCGGCAACGTCCCCACACAGATCCAGCCTGCGTCATTGCCCGACCAAGATGTCCTCGATGACCCATGGCTTGACGAGATTCCGGTCTGGCCGAATGGCAATTGGCGTGACGATCCGACGGTCGCCGCACAAGCCACGATCACCCGCCAGGATTTATCCCCTGCAGATCCGTGGGTGCGCCGGGACGACCCGTGGTCGACCGCCACCTTTCAGCGCCGCTATCTGGCCAGCGCACTCGATGAAATCGAGATCTGGCGGGCGCGGTTGTGGCAAACCCAAGGTCGTCTGGAAGCCTTCTGGCTGCCAGATGGCTTGGCCCCGATTCTGTGGATAAGCGTCGAAGCCGATCCAGAAGATGGCTTCCTGCGCGTGGAAGGCAAAGACGTCTCCGCGTTCTGGCACCGTCCCGCCGCCTGCTTGATCGTGCATCCAGACGGCTATCGGCAATACGCCCTGACGGCGACCTGCCATCTGGATCAGGGCGGTGTGCTGGTGCTGCGCTCAGGCCTCGACGACTGGGTGCCCGAAGGCAGCCGTGTCATTCGCCTCGTGCGTTGCCGACTCGACCACGACGCCATCGATCTGTACTGGCACAGCCCGACGCTGCTGGAGATCACCCTGACCGCGCGTCAGTTGCCCGAACCGCGCGGCAACGATCGTCAAACCTACGAGGGAGAGTAAGCGCGATGAGCCAGAACCCCTTGCTGGAAGTCGAGCTCTACGCCTTCGCCAGCAACAGCGCGCAGTTCTACCTGACGCCGCACGAATTCGACGTTGATCTGGATGGCAATCTGTACGCAAGCCTGTCCATCGAACGCAACGAGCTGGCACTGGGTGCCGAGGCGGCCAAATCGGCGCTGGAACTCAAACTGCCACCCGACTGCGATCTCGTGCGCCACCTACTCGCCAATTCGCTCACCGGGGAGACCACCTCGGTCACCTTGCGGATCGGACGACGCGACACTTGGGCGACTACTGGTGGCTGTCCGGCACGCGCTGGATGGGCCGGGTGCTGGGCGTCGAGGTCGCTGACGATGTCGCTCGCGTTCGCTGCGAGTCGGCGCAAGTCAGTCTCAAACGTATCGGATTGCGGCGGCTCTACAGCCGCAAGTGCTCCCACGTTCTGTATTCCACGGCCTGCGGGGCTGCGCCGATGACAGCCAGCGCCTTCGTCCTGGAGGTCTATGGCCGCAGTGTCGAACTCGATGGTGGTGTCCCGGGCGGGGTCAGCGGCGGCCTGGCCGGTGGCTGGCTGCAAACCCCGGAGGGTGCGCGCCACATGATCGTCAGTGACTTCGGCAGCGGCGTGGAGTTGCTCTATCCCGTCGCCATCGAACCCGGCACAGAGGTGCAACTGACGGTTGGTTGCGATCACAGCACGCAAACGTGCGCATCCCGCTTCGGCAACCTCGACAACTACGGCGGCTTTCCCGCCATCCCGAGCAAAAACCCGTTCTCGACCGGCGTGTTCTGAATCCCTGGAGAAATCACCATGTGGTACATCGTCGTCATCGTGGTGGCGGCGCTGGTTTCGGTCGCTCTCGCACCGAAACCGCCCGAACCCAAACCGGCATCGCTGTCCGACGTCGATGCCCCCACCGCAGAAGAAGGCCGACCGATTCCTGTCGTGTTCGGCACTGTGCTGCTGCGCGGCGCCAACGTGGTCTGGTACGGCGATCTCGCAGCCGAGCCGATCCGCAAGAAAGGCGGCAAGAAATGAGCACCAGCGTGATCGTCACCATCGACGACGTGCGCGCCGTCGGCCTGTGCGTGAACGGCTCGCGTACATGGTTCGAGCGGCATGGCCTGGACTTCCGCGCCTTTCTGCGGAAGGGACTTGATGCCGAAACCCTGCTGGCCACGAATGACGCGATGGCGCTGCGCGTGGTCGAGCACGCGCGTACCCGGCAGGAGATGCACTGATGGGTGGCAGCAGCAAGAAGCAAACCGTCGGCTACCGCTACCGCATGGGCCTGCATCTGGTGCTGTGCCAGGGTCCCGTCGATGCCGTGCAGGAAATCCAGATGGGCGACCGTACCGCGTGGGGGGATGCCGACCGTGCGCCGCTGGCAAGCGGCCACGGGCTGAGCAGCCTCTCGATCAACAAGCCCACGCTGTTTGGCGGCGACGAGCGCGAAGGCGGCGTGGTCGGCACCATCGATGTGCTGTCTGGCCATGCCGGTCAGGGGCGCAACGACTACCTGATGAGCCGCCTCGGGCCAGCCATTCCAGCCTTCCGGGGCGTGCTGTCCTTGGTAGCCCGCAAGATCCTGTTCGCGGCCAACAACCCCTACATCAAACCGTGGGCAGTGCGCCTCCGGCGCTTCACGGCGGGTTGGTTCGATGCGCCGTGGATGGAATGGAATGCCGAAGTCCGCACCTGGGATGAGGACGAAGGCCATGAGATCAGCGTCGGCATGAATCCAGCCCACATTCTGGTGCAGTGCCTTACCGATCCGCATTGGGGTATGGGCTATCCGCAGAGCACCATCGGCTGGAGCTTCTGGAATGCGGCGTGGGCTTTGTCGAGCGAGGGCTTCGGCCTCAATCTGATCTGGACACGGCAGCAGCCCATCGAGAGCTTCATCGGCCAGGTCATCGACCACATTGGCGGCATCCTCTACACCGACCCGGAGCAAGGCACGTTTGAGCTCAAGCTACTGCGCGACGACTACTGGATCGACAGTCTGCCGCAGTTGGGGCCGGACGAGATCGTGCGGCTGGAACGCTTCGAGCGCGCCCAGTGGGGCGAGTTACCCAACGAACTGACCGTGGTCTACACCGACTGGCAAACCGGCGGTGATGCCACGGTCACGGTCGAGAACCTGGCCGCCATCCAGTTGCAAGGCGGCGTGATCAATCAACGCCGCGACTACCCGGGCGTCAATTACGGGCCACTCGCTGCCCGGCTGGCCTTGCGTGACCTGCGCGCCTTGGGTTCGCCCTTGGCCCGGATGAGCCTGACCGTGGCACGCGACACACTGGAACGTGCGCCGCTGCCGGGTGATGTATTCCTTCTGAACTGGCCGCGTTTGGGTGTGGATCAGATGGTGGTGCGCGTGACCGGCATCGACACCGGCACCTTGGGCGCGGCCGAGTGGCGCATCGAAGCGATGGAAGATGTTTTCGGGATGAGCAACACCGTGCTGTCGCCCCCGCCACCGCACGTCGAGGAGCCGACCATCGAACCTTTGCCGCCCGCCTTGGTGCTGGCCGTCGAGGTGCCGTATTGGGAAC